CAGGCTTCTCTGAGTATGCTACTGAGTTATTAGCCAAGGCACGTTGAGGATCATTCTCCCACCATGCACCTGACTTAGCATGACGCATACGATCATCTGACAAGTTAGACAAAGAGATCATAGCTGATCGACGTACACCACCAACGACAACAACCTCACCTATCTTGCACATAATGTCATGGCACTCAAGACTAGACAGCTTTCTACCCTGAGAATCCTTGAAGATCTTAACGACAAAATTAAATAGATCGATCAGTGGTGCAGGGCCACTAGCTCTACCACCAAATGTTTTCAGCCTAGCACCAGCAGGACGTACCTTTGACACATCCCATTGAGGGATTTCACCAGCCCAGAGGAGAGCAAGCACTTGACGGAAAGCTTTAGCCCAACCTTCTTTACTATCCTTAACGACGATTGTGGTATCACTGTTAAACAGTTCGGGAACTTCTGGGAGTTTACTTATGAACTGACGTTCAACACTGAACCCAACACCTGTGCCACACAAGAGGATGAACATAGCTTCATCGAAGGATTTAGGATCATCTACGGGTAGATAAGAACAGTTATACCCTGAGGTATTATCACGTTCTAAAGCTGGACCCGCTGTCATCATAGCTCGCATAGATGGCATGATCTCTAAAGACAGAATAGCATTGCGTAACTGATTGACATAGCTGTCATCCCCAAGTACAGGACGAACAACCTTATCCATGTAGCGTTCTACTGTCTCGTCCCAAGTCTCACGGCGTCCTTCTTTCTCCAACCATCTAGCATAACGAGATGTGTGAATAAAGGCTTGATAATCTGTTGGTAAAAAATTACTCATCTGTTGTCACCTGACCCAGCAAGGGTTCCTCTTTCCATACGTCCTTGTAACTTCTGCAAATTCTCAGCCGCAACATCTGCCATGTCAACATTCAAGTCACGGCACAATGCAGCCAAGTACCACAGACAATCACCTAACTCAGCCACTATAGAGTCAGGGTCTAACTCACCATCCCTGATAATCTTTTTAACTTTGTTAGCTACCTCTCCAGCTTCAGCAGCTAAACCTAAGGCTGGGTACACAATCTGGTACTCTTGTTTATAGATTGCTGTCTGTGCAGCCTCATCCATGTAATAATTAAAACCCATATCCTCCTCTTCATCCTCAAACCAAAAGTCTAAATCAGGATCGTTAGTCATTCTTCCCATTCTGCCCATGTCCTTTCTTCATTAGATACATCTATATATTTATTAGGATCGATAAAACCTTCCTCGACTAACAGCTTTATCACATGCCTTATAGATATATCGTTCTCTTCTAGTAGCCAAATCAAATCAAAATCTTCAGCCAAGGTATCAAGTTTACTCTCATAGTCAAACATTGTCAAGACCTTTTCTCCTGAATCCACTCAATTGGAATGGTTTCTTTTGCATATAAGAAGTTGTGTCTGTCACACCAATCAGCATAGGTAGACTTAGCACCCTTAGCTAACTTAGCTTTAGGATTACTGAAGACAAAACGAATGTCATATTCTGGATGTTGCTCTTTTACCATGAGATGTTTTACCCTGTCAGACGGAATAAACCTTCCTTTAGTTTCAATTATAATTCCATTCGGTAACACAAAGTCAGGGGTGTACGTTCTAAATCTCATGTCTTGCCATTGAATCTTTAGTGTCTCGTACTTGAATTTAACTTTGTGTTTCCTTAGGTACTGTGCCGTTCTCTTCTCTAGTCCTGATCTGTAACGCATTTAGGTGGCTCCCATAGTTGTTCTGGGTAGCGCCTTAACCACAGAAGCCTAGCATTCTCTATCACTCTGTCCTCTTCACCACCATACTCTCTCAGGCATACCTCGTACAGATCTTGTTCTGTCTTGCAGTCAGTCACCATTCTCTCAGCTTTAGTTGGACCGATACCGTATAAACCTATGATATTATCTGCCCTGTCACCTGTAAGTATTTGTTTGTAAAAGAACTTCAAGCCACTAAACTCATCGACAACCTTGAACTCTCTCTTGTTAGGGTTGTAATGTCTGCATGGAATCTGGAGCATGTCTTTGTCAATGGAGACAACGACTGACTCAGGACCACCCTCAGTTGCAGCTATAGCTATAAGATCATCAGCCTCTTCACCTTTAGATACTTCCGCTTCCCAGTTCTTTGACATGTGCTTGCGGATACCCTGAAGGTGGTGAGGTTTTTCTACGTCCTTCCTGTTACCCTTGTACTCATGGCTGACAGATATGTCATACCGAAAGTTACCCTTACCTGTCAGGTATACCTTGTACTTTTCTATGTTATACTCAAAGGCTACCGCATCGATAGACATCTGAATGAGATCGTCAACCTTATTTGTGGCATCAGCTAACTCCTGATCCTCACAGGAGAATGCTGCACGATAGGCAAAAGGATCTCCATCTATAAGTATCATTTACCGTAACCTCGTAAAGCCTTCCATGACACAGGGAATAGATCACACATCTTATCACTGATGTGAGATGCTACCTCTCTTGTCTCAGCCTGTGTGTCAGGTGCTCCACGTAACTTACACATATCAGCAAAGGCGTCTAGGCTACCTGACCAGTACCACTCAGTCATCATAGACTGTGGCAGTACCATACGTGCTTGCTCTGGACATACACCTTGACTCAGAAGTTCTTTGTATAAATCCAAGCATGAACCTATCTCTCTGAAGTCTGACCATACGTCTACACTGCCCTCACTACCTTGTTTCTTGTCAGGGCTACGTCCACGCCATACATCAGGTGCGTAAAACTCAGGCTTGTTATCCACATACCTACGGCTAATCTCATTCCAACGTAGGAACTTATGCTTGACAAGCTGACGTGCCACAAACACAGGTGCCTTGACATGGAAGCTTGCAAAGCAATGACCGAATGGGCTGATGTGATTGTGTTCAGCTAAGTAATTGATAAGCTTCCTGTCTTTAAGCTTCATGTGTTGCTTGAAGCTATAAGCATCCGACTCCTCGTAATCCCATTCACTTTCTTTACCAAAGCTTACTCTTGCAGCGTTTACCACTGTCAAGTCGTTACCCATACTACCTTTGTACGTTACTTCAATCATTTTTTAAACATCCTCTTTAATTTTACAACGACAAGGTATAGCAGTAAACTGGGAAGAAATCCAATACCCATTAGTATTATTGATAATGATATTAAGTATGGAATCCATTCTGATAAGCTCATATCACCCTTACTTTAGATAAGGGACAGGGCCATTACAGCCCTGCCAAGTTGGAAAGGAACTCTACGCAGCTTCATCTTCTCGTTCAGGGATAGGCACATGCTCCAAGATCTTGACTGACACAAGGCTTGTACGTGCATACTCCTTACCATCTCGTCCTTGGAAGGTTGAGATAAGGTTAGTTACCTGTGCGACTGAACCATTACCTATAGTACCCTGAATGTCTACATCCCAAGGCTGTCCATCTTGATCCACAACCTTAGGTGCACCACCCGCTTGGGTAATCTCTTTACCGTCACGGTTAGTTACAAAGTGTTTGCGTTCAAACTTTAGTACTAACTCACCATCCATCAGTCGCTTCTGATTAGGTTTCTTCTGTGACTTAGCAGCCTTGAGTTTCTCGAAGTCTTCCTTGCTCAAGATTTGATTGACGGTGTATGCACCTTGGCACTCTTCATATGCACCATCAAACCCAACCATGTCACGGTTTTCTTCAAAGATCTTAGCCCATTCGATTGGACCTGTGGTTACTACTTCTTTATAAGCCAATGTATAATCTCCTTCTGGCTGTTTGTAAATACTACATAGTTTATTATAGATAGGTTGTCAAGTGTAAAGATAAATTAAAACAAAAAAGACTATTGCGTATGTCATTAATGAGTGTCTCTCCAGTTCCTACCTATGTCAGTTGAACCTGCAAGTGGACAGGTCATGCCAAAGTTTTTACCTGCATCGACTATCGACTGGCGTTGGATCTCACCTAGCAACTCAGCATCACTGTACTCACCACATACTTCTGTCTGCCATTCATCGTGAGGCCATGTCACTAACCTGAAATCAATCCACTGTCTCTTGGCACGGTGCACCCACTGCAATGCAGCATGTTTCATAATGGTTGACTCACCGTTCTGTAACATGCCAGCTAGTGTCTTGTGTTCACTAGGAACCTTTACCATGCGTCCATCTAAACCTGTGAACCAACCTCGACTAGCTATTAGAGGTATACGTTTCTTCTTTAACTTAGCTAGACCCTTAATAGAGTTCATGAAGTTATCCACTGCCTGTGCAGCTTCCTTTGAGCTTACCTTTAGTATCTCAGCTATCTTAGCATTACCTGCACCTAGAAGGAAGGCATAGATGAATGTCTTAGCCATGTCTCTTGTGATGTGAGACATACCCAAAGCCTTACGGTTCAGGTTGTGTATGTCAGTCTCATCTTCCTTCTTACCTGACACAATAGCATGGACATATTCTTCTGACCCCATGAGGTGAGCAAGTATTCGTAACTGAATACCCTCAGCATCTGTACCGACAAGCCATGAACCCTCAGGTACACACCACAATGCACGGAACTGACCGTCATACTTAGCCTTCACCTGTTCAACGGCTGTCTTAGCTTCACCATGAAACTCAGCAGGGATGTTAGCTTGATTAGGGTTACGGTGTGCCATACGTCCTGTCCATGCACCAATGTGCACAAAGCTACCATGAATACGCTTGTCATCCTTAACGTGCCCTAGCCACTCCACCAGTGAACTTCTACGTCCTTCTAGTGTCAACCACTCAGCTAACCGTTTACCCCCTTCAGGGGCGTCCTCAGGGAGTGTGTTAAGGTTTGCCTCAGATAGGGTCCATCCGTACCTAGCAAACTTACTTCCACGATCTTGCTTGTTCTCTTTCATAAGTGATATGCCCTTTTGTCTTATCGAAGGGTTGCCAGCCAGCTTCCCATAGTCTTTCTATTCTTTGTTTAGGTGATGATGGTTTAAACTCTATGTAATCATAGCATACCAGTTCGTTGGGGTACACTGACTTATCCAATGCGGTTGCAAAGTATTGTTGGTTGGCATTGACAACACTGGAGTAGAGAGTTCCATCAGCTTTCTTTCTATACTTGATACGATTAACCTCGACAAGCTTAGGTGGAAAGTCTTTCTGAAAACCTTTCTCAAGTTCTTCCATGCGTACACAGATCTCACCTAGTAATTCTTCTGCCCTGTCCTCATCGAAGTAGAAGCCATTGTCTGACATGTTCTCACATAGGATCTGTATGTCATGCTCACACCGTAAGGCTTCTTCCCATTCGGGTGCGTGTATTATATCCTTGAAGTGATGGTATAGTTTAACTGTAACAACTACGTCCTGTATGCAGTACTCAATCATCTCATCAGTTAGTTTCGAGTAATCATTGAAGCCTAACTTAAAGTCACCTAACCTTTCACCCCATGTCTTTAGACTGTGAGGGTACTTCTTATTGTCAATCGTATAGTCAACTGTTCTTGACACAATGAGAGTGTCAATAACTTTCTTCATAGGTATTATCTCACCTAGTAACTTGTTGATTACTGGTACATCAAAGCCAACACCATTGTGAAACACAAAGTTATCAATATCGAGGCAGTACTTAGCAAACCTATCCCTTTCCTCAGGTATGGTTGTCAGGTTTAAGAACTGATCCCGTTCACCTGTGACAACATCTTCTGCACAGATAACCCAGATCTTAGAAGGATCTAAGCTTTCCGTTTCAATATCCATTGCGACTATCTTAGTCATCTTCCACACCCATGATGTCTTGCCATAAGAAAGTCAGTACAGTTATAGGCCAGACTGTGCTATGGAACAAGGCTCTCGTTTTATTTACTTCCTCCAGCTTATCAAGGAGATGGAAGATTGTCTTAACGTGTATGTAATGCAGGTATATACCTAGGAAGTACAGTGTCGCTGCACCTGTAGCCATGTAATCAAAATTCATCAGGTTTCTCTCTCAAAGTAAATGTCACTGGATCAAAGCTTAACTGCCCAGCATATCCAGTTGGCCCGACAGGTCTATTCTTTGTGACAAGAAGTTTAGTTGTGTTCCTCTCGTCGATATCTTCTGCCATCTTGTCACGCTTCAAGTCAACCACAACTGATGCTCGTTGTTCTATCATGCGACAGTACTTGACAGCACCATCATCGTTGGTGTGACCAATCGTAACGATACCTACCCCTAGTTCGGCTGACAGTTTAGATAACCTGACAGCGAGATCAGCTAGGAATTGTTCCTTACCTTCCTCAGCACCCACACCTGCACTTATGTCTTGGATAGGTTCAAAGAATATATAGTTCACACCACATGCCTGAGACAGATACCTGATGTGGGATAGAATGTCAAGGGGATCGTCCTCATCATTCATAAAGAATTGATAGAGCCTTTCATCCTTGGTCAAACTTGTAATGGCTTCTTGCACACGTTTATCCATCTTCTCAGTTGTGATAAGATCCTTACGTGTGACATTCATCTGCATCTTGTATGATGCTAGACCTAGGATAGACCGTAACTTAGTCTCTTCCATGTGCCAGATAGCAAGCTTTATCTGTGGGTAGCATGTAAGTATACGCCACTCAAGGTAACGCATGAACTCAGTCTTACCTATGCCTGTCTGTGCCTTGAACAATGTGAAGTGTCCTTGCATCAGACCTAAGCACATGTCATCGAACTCTCTGATACCTGTCTCAACAAACACATGATCCTCAGCCTTGTTATATAGGCTCAAGAACTGATCGGGTGTATTGATTACATTGTCAGGTGTATACTTCTTAGCATTGAACCAAGCTGACTTGAACTCTTGGGCTTTACCTGCCTGTAAGAACTCATTAGCATCCTTATACTTGTCATGTGGTACACGGTACACCTTGTTAGGGTACATCTTAGCTATCCGTTGAGAGATAGCATTGCCAGCCTCATCATTGTCAATAGACAAGACTATCTTATCGAATGAGGATAGCCACTCGTGCACGTTTTCCCATAGCTTACGGCTAGGGTTAGCTGAGGGTAATGATACGACAGGGTTAGCATACTTAGGGTTGTGCAGTATCTGATACACTGACATGGCATCCAGTTCACCCTCAGTTATGGTGACAGTCTTAGCTGTGCCAGCATTCCATAGGTTCA